AAAGACATTGGCGAAGCGGAGGCGAAGCGCATAGTAGATATCTACCGCTCTGATTACTCCAACGTCAAGCAATCTTGGGCGCAGGGTGAGAGAGTGCTGGAGGCTATTAGAGATAACGCATCAATGTGGTTCGGTTTGAATGACGATCTAACTCTTCATGTCTCGGGAGACAAAGGGCTTCTATTACCATCAGGCATCTATCTTCGATACCCAGATCTCAAACAACATATGAATGAGGAGGGGCGCAAGCAATGGACATACGCACAGCGTAAAGAGCGCATTGGGATTCATGGAGCTAAGTGTTATCAGAATACAATCCAAGCATTGGCACGGTGTGTTATGGGTGAATCGATGGTTCGGATAGCCAAGAAGGGACCAATAGCCCTAACAATTCACGATGCTGTATACTGTGTGGTACCGGATACATTTGTTGATAAGGCTAAGCGCCTCATTGTGACCGAGTTGAAGAGAGAGCCTGAATGGGCACCGGGCTTACCCCTAGATGCCGAGGTAGGTGCAGGTCAAACACTGGCATTTAAAATGAAGAAGTTGGAGCCGTAATGAACACATTAGATTGGGCGGTCGGTATCACAGATAGTGATGGGGTTAAAGCAGTACAGTTTAAGATAGGGTCTTTCAGTATACTGCTGTCTCCTAGGAGAGCCAGATTGATTGGAGAGTTACTTAGCGAGACCGGAGACGCGCTTGAGTATGAAGAGGCTGGCATTGATACGCAGGAAATAGAGAATGATTGGAGAGAAGTCAGTCCGTATACAGGATGCGCTTACACCTATTCACTGAACACCCCCGGCGCAGACGCTATAACAGAAGAAATTTTAACAGAAAAAAATAAAGATGAATTTGCATTTGCTTTTGAAAACCTATACAAACGGTTAGCACCAACTTCGACAATAAGCAAGGAAGCGTTGTATAATGTGATCTTTGGGCGTCGCCCAACTGGGAACTAGTACTATGAGCACACCCGCTTGGTCTTATTCGTCAATCAAACTATTTGAGACTTGCCCGCGTAAATACCAAGCGGAACGCATTACGAAAGAAGTGCCTTTCACCCAGACAGATGCAACGATCTATGGAACAGAATTGCATTTAGCTGCTGAAGAATACATTCGTGATGGTAAACCTATCGATCCTAGGTTCGGGTTTATTCAACCCTACTTAGATAAACTCAACGACATTCCCGGTGTCAAGCATTGTGAAATGAAACTCGGAGTAAAGAAAGATGGTGGAAAACTTATCGCTTGTGATTTCTTTGATCAATCTGTTTGGTTCCGTGGGGTTGCTGATCTTGTTATCATTGATGGAGAATTAGGCTGGATAGTCGACTACAAGACTGGGAAGAACGCTAAGTATGCAGACACTAGACAGTTAGCTCTTATGGCCGCAGCCCTGTTTTTAAAATACCCAGAGCTAAAGAAGATCAAAGCCTCTTTGCTCTTCGTGGTATCGAAAGAATTCATTAAAGATAAATACGAAAAAGACTATGGGCTATCTATATTTGCGGAACTAAACGGGCTATTAGAGGCTCGGGAAGCTGCGTATAATAATGATGTGTTTAACCCTAAGCCTAACGGGCTATGTCGTAAGTGGTGTGCCGTAAAAGCGTGCCCCCACAGCGGAGATTAATATGGCTTATAAAAACCCAGAAAAAGATCGTGATGCCAAACACGAATGGCAGTTAGAAAAGAAACGGCCCGGCGCCCATGAGGCCCGTATGGAAAGGCAGCGTGCTAGACGCGCACTGGATAAGAAAGGTGTTGATCGCACTGGTAAGGATGTGGCCCATAAGAAAGCGTTGGCTAAAGGTGGTTCAAACTCTGATGGCTATACTCTACAAGCACCGTCTAAGAATCGATCATTCCCGAGAAAAGCAAATCATAAACCAAAATGATTATTAAGACACGGTCAGTAAGGGACCTAGCCCGTGAATGTAGAATTAGCGAAGACTTTCTTGAGGATCAGGAACAGTTCAGATCGTTGTGTGATTTTGTATTTAGAATATCCCAAAGAGAAAGAAAGTTTTGCGCTACGAAACTTCGTGGCTGGTATTTCAACACAGATATAAATAAGGCCCACTTGTTGGATCTATTTAAGAATGATGATGACGACTACGAATTGATGTAGTTTTGTTTGGTTGATCGAGTCGTGGGCGTAACCCACAGAGTTATAAGGAAGATAGCATGGAAATTTTAAATAACCGTGCGCTAATGCTGCGCACAAAAAACCCAAGCAAGATCACTGAGGTGATCCAAAAGTCACAGATTGTTAAAGAACATACCCTGCCTGACGGCAGTACTGGTTACGATGTAGCCGTGCATTGGTCCCTGCCTAACACAAAGATTCTTCATAACCTAGGCTTTAAAAAGGCACCCTCTCCTATCGAGGGACTATACAAATGGCCGGGGATGTTTAAACCTTTTGCCCACCAAAAAAAGACTGCTTCCTTTCTAACCCTGCATCAACGGGCGTTTTGTCTCAACGATATGGGTACTGGGAAAACCATGTCAGTCATCTGGGCTGCTGACTATCTCATGACCAAAGGCATTATCAACAGAGTTCTTATTGTGTGCCCACTATCTATTATGGACAGCGCATGGCGTGCGGACTTATTTAAAACAGCTATGCATCGTAGTGTTGATATCGCTCATGGATCCAGAGAAAAACGGAAAGCAGTCATCAACTCAGGTGCTGAGTTCGTAATCATTAACTACGATGGTGTAGAAATTGTGGTTGACGATATTGCCAAAGGTGGTTTTGATCTCATAGTGTGCGACGAAGCTTCAGCCTTGAAGACTGTATCGACCAATCGTTGGAAAATTATGAATAGTCTTGTATTCCCACAGACTTGGCTATGGCTCTTAACGGGTACTCCAGCGGCTCAGTCTCCTGTAGACGCCTATGGCTTGGCTAAATTGATTAACCCTGCATCGGTACCTAAATACTTCGGTGCTTTCAAAGATCAGGTGATGAATAAGATCACCACATTTAAATACATCCCAAAGCCTGACTCTCAAGCGACAGTACATAGAGTGCTCCAGCCAGCTATAAGGTTCACTAAAGAGCAGTGCTTAGACCTACCGGAGATGACGTACGTAAATCGAGAGGTGCCTATCACGACACAGCAAAAGAAATACTACGATATGCTCAAAAAGGAGATGCTGATCCAAGCGGCGGGGGAAGAGATTACTGCGGTTAATGCAGCGGTGGCTATGAATAAGCTTCTTCAGATCAGTGCGGGTAGCTGCTATAGCACTACTAAAGAAGTGGTTGAGTTTGATTGCTCGACTCGACTTAAAGAAATGGTTGAGATTATCAATCAAAGTAGTCACAAAGTTCTGGTGTTTGCGAATTTTAGCCACAGTATCCAGACGATCAAAGAACATTTAGATAAAGAAGGTATTACCAATGACATCATCTCGGGTGATATTTCAGCTAGGAAAAGAGCGGACATCATTCATAACTTCCAGCTAGACCCAGATCCACAAGTGCTTATCATCCAGCCTATGGCTGCTGCGCACGGAATAACACTTCATGCAGCTAATACCATCATATGGTATAGCCCAATCACCAGTGTGGAATATTACCTACAGGCCAACGCCCGTGTGCATAGGGCGGGGCAAAAGAACCCTTGTACTGTGGTACATCTAATCGGGACTCGTGTTGAGAAAGATCTTTACGAGCGTCTACAGGGTAAGAAAGAAAGTCAAATCAATCTGTTAGAGATGTTCACTAATGCTATCCACAATTAATATTTGTCAAAGTTGACAAGTTTTGAAAAAAGCGCATACTTATATTCACCTCGTGAAGTTCATGAGAGATTTAGGAGAAATAAGATGACCGACATAAATGCCGATAAATTAGTTGTTGCCTACCTTAACGTCCGAAAAGCCCGTGCCGAACTGAAGGCCAAGTACGATGAAGAGGATAGCAAACTTGAAGTTGCACAGGATAAATTTTCAAATGCGTTATTAGAAACACTTAAGTCTATAGGTGCTGAAAGTCTTAAGACTCCGCACGGGACAGTATCTAAAAGCACCCGTGCCCGATACACCACAACAGACTGGGATTCCATGTACACATTTATTAGGGAGCACGATGCATTCCATCTGCTTCAGCAACGTATCCACGATGGCAATATGAAGGCCTTTTTGGAAGAAAATCCAACCGAGCTGCCTATGGGTTTGAACAGCCTCAGCAAGCTCACTATCAGTGTTCGAAGAAAATAGGAGGTAAGTCGTGATTGACGAAGTTTTAGATGATGACTATGATGGTCGCCTTGTCGAGGATGAATGGTTGACTACCACGGAGGTCATGGACCTTTTGAAAGTAAGCCGCCAAACATTAGCCAACTGGCGACAACAGAACAAAGTAACCGCATATCGTTTAGGTGTGACCCGAGGCGTCCGATATAAAAAGTCGGAACTTGAGGACCTAATCAGCGAAGCCCAATCCATTAGGAGAATTTAAATGAGTACAGAACTAGCTTTATTCCGTGACAAAAATGCCGTTATCCCAGCGCATCGCATCCCCGGCGGCGATGAATTAACCAAGAGTTTGATGGGTGCTGAATCTATTGGTAAGCGTATCTCAATTAAGGGATCAGTTTTCCGTATGATTGTTGGTGGCGAAGAGATCGATAAGATTGAAGAGCGCTCACTCGATGTAGTTATCGTAGCAGCTGCGCCTAAGACAAGTCGTACCTTTTATGAAGGCAATTATCAGGAAGGTGTTGCAGCTCTACCAGACTGCTGGTCAAACGACGGCCTTAAGCCGGACCCAAAAAGCAACAGCCCACAGGCGTCATCATGCGCTAATTGCCCACAGAATTTGGCAGGGTCTGGTCAAGGTTCGTCCCGTGCTTGCCGATACAGCAGGAGACTAGCGGTTGTGCTGGCTAACAATATTGACGGTAGCGATATCTTCCAAGTCGTGCTTCCAGCGCAGTCGATCTTCGGTAAGGCAGAAAACAATAAGATGCCTTTGGAAGCTTACGCTAGATTTATCCACGGACATGGCCTGACTGTTAACTCGGTTGTGACTGAGATGCGTTTTGATACGAGCTCGGCTACGCCTAAGCTAACCTTCCGTGCTGTACGTCCTCTGGACGAGAATGAAGTTTCCGTTGTAGTGGACAAGGGTTCATCCCAAGAAGCTATCTCAGCAATCACATTCAATCCGGCACAGCAGGATAACTTGAAGCCAAAGGCGGAACTAGCCGCTCCTGAAGAAAGACCTTCTGCTAAGAAGACCGAAGTATTTAGAGAGCCCGCCGCTAAAGCTACTCCAAAGGCTACGCCAGCTCCTGAACCGCAGGAAGAAGAGGAAGCGAGTGCTCCAACCGTACGGGCCTCTAAAAAGCCAGCTGCCCAAGAAGATGATCTTGATGATCTATTAAATGCTTGGGGATCTGACGACGAGTAAACCCGTGTCTGGGGGCGCTTGTCGCCCCCTTTCTTTGCAATCTTGACAGGTATATTGCTATGACACGGAGAGAATTTTTTGAGCTGGTCTTATCAACCAGGGGTTATATAAGCATTAGAGGATTGAACGCCGACGGTTCGGGCTATCCTAGAAAAGAAAACTTCACAGATTTTGATGAAGTCGATACATATATCGACGGATTGTTAAGAGAGAAAAGAGAGGTTTACTTTTCTTGTGCGACATTTAATGACACGCATAAACCCAGCAGTGTGGCTAACATTGCCAAGTTGAAATCCTTTTTTATTGATATCGATTGTGGTGTATCCAAGCCTTACAAAAATAAAAAAGAAGGTTTGCTGGCACTACAAAAGTTTTGTCAGTCTACTAGACTTCCTCTACCTACTTTGGTGGACTCCGGCAACGGCGTGCATGGGTATTGGATACTGGAGGACGGCATCGATTACAACCTTTGGAAACCTCTTGGCGAAGGCCTAAAGCGTAGGATTCAAGAACTCGGATTCCATGTTGACCATAGCGTCACTGGTGATGGGGCTCGTATACTGCGCGTGCCTGACACACTGAATACTAAGAATAGGGCCGAGCCTAAAGAAGTTAAAGTTGTCAGAAACGGTACCGTTCTTACCTATAAAGATTTTGCAGCGCTAATCCCTCCTGTACTTGATCATAGTGCGTTTTCTAGACTGCCTGCGGATGAACTGACGAAGAACCTTATGGGTGGTGAATACCCCACGAGTCTATTCGAAACGATTCTAAAGAAGAGTCACAGAACCCAGAGTGTTAAGGAAAAGATCAAAGTTATTACGAAGGATAGCCACGGCAATGAAGACTATGAATTTAAGACCAAGATCGTCGAACGAAATGCCGGGTGCCCACAGTTATTATTTTGTTATGAGAATAGAGCAGTGCTCGAAGAACCTTTGTGGTTTGCTGCTTTGTCTGTGGCTAGACGCTGCACCGATTGGGAAGATGCTATTGAGAAAGTGTCTTTGGATTATCCCGGCTATACATTCGAAAACGCTGTAGAGAAAGCCGACCATACTAAAGGTCCACGACGCTGTGATGAGTTCCAGAAGCTACATCCAGAAGGGTGCATGAACTGCATTCATAAGGGTAAGATCACGAGCCCTATTCAGCTGGGTGCTTATACTGAGCTAGCGAAGCCCGAGGATAATATTTTGGAAGACCAGTGGCACGAAGGTTTAAACACCATTACCACAATCGAAGTACCTACAGAATATCCATGGCCTTGGGTTCGTCCTAAGAAAGGTGGCGTCGCTCGTATTGAGTTAGCTGATCCTAACGAGTCACCTGAAGAGGCTATACAAGCCGGACCACAGACTGCGGAGATTTATGATAATGATCTGTGGGTAGTTAAACGCCTTGATGATCCAAAAGACGGTATAAAGGTGCATTGCGTTTTGGTTCGCCCTAAAGAAGGCGTGATCGAATTTACAGCACCTCTAACTACGATAGCTAAGAAAGAGAAGTGCCAAGATCTACTAGCTTTTTATGGGGTTACCGTTATTGGGCGTAAGGTTGAAATGCTTCAACAGTATCTAATGGCATGGGTTACTAAATTAGAGAAGGAAAGCAAAGCAGAGAAAGCCCGCCTGCAGTTTGGTTGGCACGATGATAACCGATGCTTTGTTATTGGTAGCCGAGAAATACGAGGCGCAGGGCAGATAGTGTATAGCCCGCCTTCTTCAGCCACAGCCAATGTAGCTCCTCTATATGAGACTAAGGGTGATATTGCAGCTTGGAAAGAAGTAGCTAATCTATACAACAATCCGGGCAATGAAGCTCGAGCCTTTGTTTTATTCTCTGGGTTTGCAGCTGCACTTTATAACTTCTTTGGCGAAGGCAGTATGCAGATTCATTTAACGAATGCCGCTTCTGGTGTGGGCAAGACTACGGCACAGCGCATGGCTGCTAGTATATGGGGGAATCCTAGAGAGACCCTACTTACCCATAATGACACTCGACTTGCAAGACAGCATAGGTTTGGTGTGATCAGGCATCTCCCTGCTTTGATCGATGAGATTACGAACATGACTCCTGAAGAGCTCAGTCATTTTGTTTTTGAATTAAACCAGAACAGGGGCCGTAACAGGATGCAGTCCCAATCCAATAGTGAAAGGGAAAATGATAGTACTTGGTCTACGATTGCTATTACGTCAGGTAACAATAGTGTTTACGACACCATCAAGCAGCATAGGAGTTCTGTAGAAGGTGAGATGTACCGGGTGCTTGAAATCGCTATTGATACCGATAAGCATCTGTCTAAGGACCAATCAGATTTTTACTATAATGATGTGTTACGTGAGAACTATGGGTTGGCTGGTGATATCTTTATTGGTTACGTGATTGACAACTTACCTGCGGTCCTGCAGCGTCTAAAGGGAGTTAAATCTGAATTTGATACTCTTGCTGGGTTTAAGCAGAAAGAACGCTTCTACTCCGCATGCTGTGCGGCTGTCTTTACGGCAGCTGAGATCACTAAGAAACTTGAGCTTCACGATATTGATGTAGACCGTATTAAAGCGTGGGCAGTGCGCACACTGGGTGTAGTTCAAGCGGCAGTTAAAGAAGCGTCTTCTGAAGACTCAGTCGCTGTATTAGGTAGGTTCCTTAACGAGCATCAGAGAAACATACTGGTGATCCATAGGAATGACGACCCTACTTTTAACTCAGTGCCTGTTCGTGAGGCAGTAGGCGATCTAGTTGCACGCTATGAAACCGATAAGGAGGAGCCTCAGCTTTATATAGCTAAGAGCGCTTTAGAGAAATGGTGCTCTGCTAACCGCATACCTGTGGCCGGGTTCTATAAGAGCTTAGAAGTTACCGGGATGATTAACGGTCTTAACCACAGGAAAAGGTTATCAGAAGGCACTCATGTATCTGGCTTGCCAGTACCCACCATATGGGTTGATGCTAAGAAGCTTGATACTTCGTACCTTGGATATTGACGGTACTCAGCGGGTAGGATAAGCTATCCGCGTTATTGTTGTGATCATATAACTCCTGTCTCACCCCGCTTCGGCGGGGTTCTTTTTTATTCTAGAGCTAGCCCTAGTTCTTCCGCTGCATCCAGCAGGTCTTGTTTAGCTTCTCGGATATCCCGCAATTGGGTTTCTCTATCTTCGTCTGAGATCTCGCTTTCATCCATATTACTCAGCTGGGCTTCCGCGATATTAAGCTTCGATAGGTTAGCCTGTAGGCGATAAGCCGCGGGGGACCCAGCTGCCTTAGCTAAGTTCTCATCTTCTAAATATGCATCCAATTCAGGGCTACCGCGTTTAGCCAAATAATTTATGGTGGACTTAGCTTCCTTCATTTTATTGGTTGCTTCATAGGCAGGCTCCTGATCCAATCTCGCCGGGTTTGTCACAAATGCTTTAGCAAATGGAATCCTTTCAGAGATATCTTTCAGCCGCACTGCGCCATTCTTTTGACCTATAAGACCTGAGAGAGCATTGGCGCTTGCATCTACCGCATTGTAAAGTTCCGCCCCGTATTGCTGCATAATGTGCTGTGCTTTAGCAGGGGAGATACCCAGAGCATCAGATACATGGTCTGCAATCCAAGACTTACCCCTACCCCGCAGTTCAGTTGCAATATTCTCTTGCCCTTTAGATTCAATAGGGCGGTTGTCACGGAATGAAATAGTCTGCCCCACTATAGCTTCACCTAAAGGCTTAAGCGCTTGTGGAATAAATATAGACTCTAACCCCGGCGGTGCTAGGTTTTGCCATACTTGGTTCTTAATAACCTTGCTCATATCTTTGCCTTCATCTAGACCCAGCATTTGACGCACCATGAGTTCTGGCAGGAACTTAAAGAAAGTACCAACTTCGAATGGCGATGCCATCTTCATCATACGTCCAGCTTCCCAACCCCATTCTTTAGGAGAAGGCATTAACCAGAAATTACTCCAGTCTTCAGGCTTAGCATCTTGGTATTCTTTTGAAGTAGTTCCTAGGTTGTATGCATAGGCGGCGCTCATTGCGCTCATTGCTATAGCTCTAGTCCAGAAGATCTTTCTAGCTTTAGCCGCTTGCTCCCTAGACATATTGGTGCCAGTAGCATTACGTAAGAAAGCGTCCATACCGTTGATCATAGACCCAAAGAAAGGTGTGATCTGGTTGATCATGCGAATAGTTTCGTTTGATCCTCGGTTAGCAAAGTTAACCATTTCCCGTACTTTACCCATCGCTACGTCTCTAGCTTGGTCTCCCGTAAAACCTTCTTTCTTAGCTTGGGCCAACGCCTTTTTATAGACGGCAACTTTAGTAGCAGCATCAGCATACTCGTGGACTTGCATCCATTTATCAACACCGGTTCGCAGTGGGTTCTTTCCGGGCTTACCCTTCGTATACTGAACCTGAACATTCTTCAAGTACTCATGGGACCCAGTAATGCCTTGGCTCTTCAACTCGTTATAAAGCCTTCTAGACTGAGCATCACGTCCGCCCAATAGGAGTGAGAAGAAATTACTTGCTGTATGGAACGGAGTAATAAGCCCTGTCTGGCTCGTCATGTTAGCCATGAAAGGTTCCCGAACCATCTGGCGGTACCAATACATTGGGTTAGACAGAGCCAGCTTACTGAATGCTTTAGCCGAACCTGTTAAGAAGGTAGGTAATGGGAGCTGAGTCATGCTCTTGAATGCGGTGAACACATAAGGATCATCTATCGCATAGAACTTTCTCTTACCATCTTCACGTACAGCAACGGCATCGATTGTCTTAGGTGGGATATGAGTACCCAAAGGTCTGGCTGCGCCAATCTTCTGGAGGCTATGGATTGATCCTACCTTGGCATTGTTCTCCATTGCCATGGCGGTAGTATAGGCTATGTGCCGCTGTAAGTTCTCCAGTATATTTACCGCATGCGTGCTGGTGCCCTTGGCCTTTAAAGAGCGAAGAGATCTAGCGTCCATACCCAGAATGTTTGGGCCCTCTGTACGTTCACCCAATTCATCAAGCGACATATAGAGCGGAGCATAGTTAAATCTCTTAAACTCTTTTGCGGTTTGCGCGTTGATTACCCCGGTATCTTTTAAGAGATCTACCTGCTTATGCATTAACGCATCGTGGGCGTCGACTAGCTCTTTAAGATCTGAATGGGTGTTGTATAGCCGCTCAGCCCTTTCGCGCATCTCTGGTGTAACGTGGGCCGATATACCTTCTTTTTCTTTAAGCGACGCGGTGTCTTTGCGGATCTTTTCTCTGATTTCAGAGGCAGCATCTATAGCGGCTTTTCTTTCTTCTGAGTCTTTAGGTAACGTCTTGGCATAATTGGACAGAAGATCAGCATCTGCTTGATGGCTTTTAACTTGCTCTTCAAGAGCCTTGTATCGATCTTGGTGCCCACCATGCGCCCGAACAGCAACTACATTTTCAAAGTCCCCTGCGGTAAGACCGCCTTTAAGTTCATTAGCTTTCTTCAGAATGTTGTATGCATTGATCTTATTGTCTTGGACATGTTCCAGCATCCCACCTGCGGTGCGTCTAGCATAGCCTGTAGTAAGCATGTGAGTTATAAACTGCCCGACCTGCTTAGCTTGGTTACGCTTGAAGCTTTCATGGACTTCGCCATCTGGATCCATAGTAGCGTCATCTCTTGTCAGGTAATCAATCATGGCGTCATGAGCCACAACTTTGCTTCGCAGTTTAGCGAAGAACCGACCTACCCCCGACTGACGACCAACAGAAGCCACTGCCTCTTCAGCATCTCTACTTGCGCGTTCGCGCTCAGCTTCAGCCTCTGGACCACGCCCAACTGCAATGCCTTGTTTACGTAGGAACTTAGCATCATCTGGGGCTTCTTCTGCTGTAGTCCTAGCCTGCTCTATTCTGGAATCGATTGGTCCTTCATACGCAGGGCGCTCTGGTGTCAATGCACCTTCACCTAGGCTGTCCAACCATTCATGCAGGTTCTTAGTAGGCAGGTATTTTCTATTAGCCAAGAAGAAGCGCTTCAGCGCATCGCCCAGTTTCTTATAGAATTTCTGTACTGCTGTTAGAGGCTTAGCTGTTGTCGTGGCCCAGCGCGATACTTGATCTGCAAACCATTCTTCTTTGCTTGACCAATAGGGCGGAAGCTGATCAGCCATTAACCCTTCTGGAATTTCCGTACCTTTACCTGCTGCTCGGGCACGCATGCTTTCAATTTGTTCTCTAGCCGTTTTACCTCTGTTGCTAGCTAGCCAGTCTCTAAAGTCTTTGTCGATAGCATCTTGAATATGCTCAGGCGCGTTCTTTAAGGAAGTGTCCATAAGAACATGGCCCATCTCGTGAGAGATAGTTTCTAACACGGCACTAAGCTTTCCTTTTGGCTTATAGACAATAACGAAGTCGCCATTAGGCAATTTACGTTTTGACCCTGCTTCATTAGGGTCTAACCCTTGAGAAGAAACTCTAGCAAAAGGCCCATGCATGTCAGAAGAAGAAGCATCTTCAGCCGTAGCTAAATAGATCCTATCCCCAATACCCAGCATATTCTTCCATTCTTTAACAATATCATGGATTTCTTTAGGTACATTTTCTGAAACAGCAAGGGTCTCACCTTTTTTGAAAGGCCCATCAGGGTTGAGTGCATGCAAAGCATTATCCGAAGCTACCCAATGCTGTTTAGCTGCTATGAGTTTGGTTTTTTCTTCGGGAGTAAAATGTGAACCCGTATAGCTTTCTATATCATACTGAGTCTCGCCTACTCCTTTTTTAACCGCAGTAAATACTGGATTCCCTGTGGCGCTATAGGTTTTAGTTAATGCAATGTCATTATCAAGATACACAACCCTCTGATGTTTATGCAGTTCTCTTTTTAGCCATTCGGGATGTTCTTCTTCTGGTATATAGCTTTTGATTGGCTCCGCTTCTTTAGCTTTTACTTCCTCTTTTACAGGTGCTTCTTTAGCTT